TTTCCGGCTCAGCCCGCGTTTTCGAGTCCCCCCCCAAGGCGAAGACAGGCGACGGCGGCCGGGCGGGGGCCTCAGTTGTGCATGTTGAGTTGCGCGAACGGATCGATGGTCGTGTCGACTTGGCCTGTGGTGTCGGCAGCGACGGTGACTGTACCAGCTACAGGATCGACGGCGTTCACCAACCGCGTGTCGTTGCTGCCACTGAACATCGCCCATCCTGGGCTGCGCACATGCACATAGACGCCGACAGCGCAGCGCGGATCGATTGGTCGATTGGCAGCGGCGAGCGTGATGACGCAGGGATTTGCTTTGCTGATCGAGATGATCTGCCCGATGAGTTGGTACTGTGTGATGCCCAACATAGCGACTCCTCCGTTCAACGAGATCGAGCGAAGCCCTGGTCGACGGCGGTGCGTCGCGAGTGACAGGCATGGCAGAAGGCGCGGAGGTTGCTCCACTCCAAGCGAAGGTCGGGTCGTTGCCTCACGCTCTTGATGTGATCAGCGTCGGTGCTTGGCCTGCCGCAGCGAGGCGTCGAGCACGTTGGATGGTAGGTGATGAAGCGAAGGCGAAGCGCACGCCAATCGCTATCGTAACCACGCTCTACAGATGATGGACGCTGGGCATCCTTGCGGCGCTGGCGCTCTCGCTCTGCTACGTCACGAGGCTTCCACCACGGTGGCCGATGGCTGGGCGCGCGAGTGGGCAGGAGAGCTTCCCGCTGGTTTCGTAGGGCTACGAAACCGGCGGCTCGGCAGGCGGCAGCACCTCAGCAGCGAGCCGATGATAGTCGGCGACCAACACGCCGAACGCTTCGTCGCTGGTGTTGGCGTATTGGTGAAAGGCGATCACGCGCTCGTAGACGAGCGGATCGCAGGTCTTGCGGAAGTCGTAAACCTGCTTGTTGAGGCGGGCGCGCTCTGCGTCGGCGGCGGCGTCCTGCTGCTCGACGGTGCTCATCGGCTGCTGCTCGGTCATCGCACGATCCTCTTCGGACACAACTACCCGTCCGCAAACTGTCAAAGGATTTTCGCTATGTCAAACCTGGGTTGCTCGTCGAGACCATGATCGTGTGCCGCTCGCGCTTGGCGCTCACCGCCTTGTCGACGTCGGTGCGGATCGCTTCCCACAGGTTTAGAGCGCCCTTCAGCATCGGCATTTCATGAATGCCGAGCGGCAACTCGTCTTCGATCCAGCAGACCACGATGGGCGCGCGGCGCATGAAGCGGCGCTCGAACTTCGACGCCCAGGCGAGGTAGATCGTCGCCAGCCTGAGCTCACGCGGTCCCATCTCGACGGTGCCGCGACCGACGCGTTCGAGGTCGAGCGGTCGATAGCCAAGCTCTTTTGTCAGTGCGCGATAGGCTTCGACGATCTCGACGCCAGCCTCGTGCTGGTTGGGATCGATGCCGCCGGCCTCAGGACCGAGCCTCAGCAACTCGGCCATCGTCCAGGGCTGCAACTTCGCCAGCGTTTCAGGGGTGGGATCGACGCGCTCAGCACGAACGACGTTGGCTCGACGGCGGCGCTCAGCACGGCGCTTGGCTCGGTTCTTCGCCATCGCTCAACCTCCCAAAAACGCGGCGACGGCCAAGCATAGCGCGCCGGCCAAGAACAACAGCAGCAGGACGACGATGAACACTCGGTTCATAGCGGCAACTCCTCGTGGCCATCATCGGCGCGTGAGCGGGTGAACGAGTGCCATTCGACCCAGGTGATCGGCGTGCCAAATTCAGCGGCGAGCGCTTCGATTTGCTGCCACCACACGGCAGCGTCATCGGGGATTGCGCCGTGTCGCTGACGCCGGGCGCTGCTCAGCATGTGAACGCGGTCGAGAAGCTCGCGGCGCGTCACGACTCGCCCTTCATGAACCGGGAGCGGGCTTTGGCAGCCAGAGCTTCGAGCGTCGGGTTGGATTTGGCAGGCGCGCGAGCCTGAGCCGCCTGCGGCTTGGGCGAGGGCTCGCGCGCGGCCTCAGTATGGTTGGTAGATACAGACTCATGATCTTTGATAGTTGATGGTTGATAGTTACGAACGGGCGTTCCCGTAACCCTATTGAAATCGCTCGATCTTTTTCGCGGATCGTCGCTCTCATCCGGCGATGATCGGCGGATGATCGGCGGATGAGCGCCCACTCGACTTTTGCCCACAGCCCTGCGCACAGCCCCTGAGGCGCGGCCGGCGCGTCGGGCATCCTCGATCCGCTCAGCGGCAAGACCAAGCTCGCGGTCGGCGCGGCCGTTGCTCAGCCGGCCATCGGCGGTGAACCGCAACTTGCCCTTTTTGATCAGCGCGGCGGCGATGCGCTGCATCGCATGAGGCCGGCTGCAGCAGGCGTGGGCGAGCCGCCGCCAGTCAGCGTCGACCGGGCCGCCGGTCGAGTAGATCATGTTGAGCACGACGTTGTAGAGCCCGTGCTCCTCAGTCGTGAGCCGGCCGAAGGTGCCGCCGATGTATTCGTCGGGCGACCAGTCGATGCGGCGCACCTTGCTCACGGTTTGATCTTTCCGGCGACGATGGCGCGCAATTCGGCGGTGTCGAACGGCCGGTCTGGCCACTCGCGCGCTGGCACATTTCGGCGGCGCTGTCCCGGACGAGTCCGTTGCGGATTTTGCACAAACACGTCGAGTTGCGCCGGCTCGCAATGCTCGAAGGCGACCAGGGCGACGCCGCATGCGTCGGCCTCATGCTCGGTGGCGACGATGAAGTCGCGGCGCACGGCGGCGGCGATCATGTCCTTCTTCGATGCCTTGCCTTGCCCGGCGAGCGCCACCTTGACGGTCGAGGGATGGCATTCGACGCAGCGCTTGCCGTAGCCAAAGCAAACCTTCTCGGTGAGCATCGCCCAGCCGTAGGACATGCGGATCGCGCGTTGCTTCTCGAATGTCTTGTTGCGCGGCAGGATCGGGGCCTCGAACGCCACGACCTCGGGCCGGTGATCGAGCAGCATCTTGATCAGCCAACACTCGAAGGCGAGCGCCATCGGACCGAAGTCGTCGCGCGCGCTCTTGTGACGCTGAGGCGCGTGCCAAGTGTCGTGCGCCGTCAGCGCCGAGCGATCAGCGAAGAACGCCCAGCCTACATGGGTCGATAGATCGAGCGCGAGCAGCCGCACATCACGTCACGCGTTGCGGAGGCTCTCGCGGTTCTCTTCCTGGCCCAGGTCGTAACCGACCCTCCATGAAGCGAACGCCTCGGTGCCGAGTTGATACGCGCACTCGTAGATGCTGCCGCCGGCACGGCCGATGCGATAGCCCTGCAGGTTGGCGTTGACCGGCTCAGGCCAGTCGGGCGTGCGGAAAAGCTCGAGTTGCTCGGACAGCGGCGACTTCATCAAGCGCAGCCAATCGCCGGTCGCGCTGTATTCGGCGGCGACGTCGGCGTGCGCGCGTTTGTTGAGCCGGCGCGCCTGCTTCAGCGCGTCGACATCGCAGCCGTCATCCTTCGCGCCGGCATAGACGTTCGACAACTGGCTCTTGAGCTTCTTGGTGGCCTCGGCCGATTTGTCGTAGGCGGCCTCGGCGGTGTTTACCTTAGCCAGCCACCGCAGCTTCACCTCGTCCGGCGGCCCTCCGCCGGGCAGGCCGAGCCCGCTGTTGTGTCCCTTGCCGTTTGCCTTTGGAGCCTTGCGCTTTTTTGACGTGCTGCTTTTTGCCCGCTCGGCCATTGGACTTCCTCCCGCTCGTTGGTTTCGGCTCGTCGATCAGTGATGGCACAGAGGCGTCGAGCCAAGCGGATGGAAGATTTGCGCCGTAGCGATTGGCAACAGCGCGAAACCGCGGTCGATAGCGAAAGGCGATGCCGCGCGTGCGCCAGTTGAACAGGCGCTTCGTGCTGATGCCGCCGAGGGCGCGCACGGCGAGCGCCGGGCTGCCGGTCTGTGCGATCAGAAAATTCACGAGGTCTTCGTCGCTCATGCTCGCGCTTTAAGAAACGAAATGTGAGTCGTCCACTGATTTCGGCCCGCTGAAAAAAATATTTTTGGGCGAGTTTGTTTCCCTCCGCTTCTCATCGTTCCCCATCGTTTCCCATCGTTTTTTTCATTGCGCGTCGGATTGGGCGGCGGGACTTGTCGCCGCGTTTCGAGTGGGCGTAGGAGTCGACTCACTCGACGAACGCGTGAAGGGGAGAGGCAACAGAATGTTTCCAGCAGTGCCAGCCGCGAAACGTCGCCGCCGTCGCCGCGTGATCAGCGTCGCTTGGTACCTCGGCATCTTCATCGTCTTCCTGGCCGCGTTCGACATGATGGGCGGGCGATGATGATGAAGGACGCGCCCACCACGAAGGCTAAGCAGCGCGACGCGCTCGCGCACGCCAATCGGATGCTGCGCTATGCCTACGCCACCGAGTCGTGGTCGCAAGTCGACGCCGTGATCGCGCTGCTCGATCAACTCAGCGTCGAGATGCGCAATCGGCCGCCGCTGCAGCGCGGACGTGTCACCGCCGACAGCGTCACACCAGCCAAGGTCGCCGAGGTCCTGGCGCTGCGCGCCGAGCAGCCGAAGCTGGCGCAAAAGGAAATCGCCCTGCGCCTGAGGATCGACGTCGGTCGAGTCTCTGAAATCCTGCACGGCAAGCGGACATGAATACCGCCGGCAATTCCGCCGGTGGTTCGCCTGAGGAGACCACCACCATGACCGACAACAACTCAATCGGACGTCGCCCGCCGTCGCTGCCCACCGAGTTGAGTGGATGGAAGTTGAAGGTCAAAAATCGGCAGACGTTTAACGACCGCGTGCAGGCTTTGCATGAAGCGCTGATCAGCGACGAGAAACTCAAGGACGAGTATTTGGCACTGCTCTTCGGCGTCGATGAAGGCAGCTACGTCGAGGGCAGTGAGGAGGCCGACGACTTCAGCGCCGCCACCATGCTTCGCAACTACGCCACGCGCCAGCACGACACCGTGGTTGAGAAGGCCAAGCTGCATCCGGTGCAGCGCGCGCTCAGGGTCGTGCTGCGGCGTTACGTAGACGGCAGCCGCAGCGACCGCGCCCAACAGATGGCTGCCGAATGAACGACCGCATCCGCAGGCTGCTGACCGACAACATCCGCGTCGATGATGCGCGCGACGACGACGAGTTGCGCGCGTCGCTGAAGACGCTGGGATGGATCTCGTCGTTTCCCGCGATCAAGGACGAACGTGGCGTCGTCCTGGTCGGCCACCGCCGCCTGCGGATCGCGGCTGAAGAGAAGATTGAACCCAAGGTCGATGTGCTGATCTTGGGCGATGGTGACGCCGCCGATGCCGACCGGGTGAAGATCGCGCTCGCGTCGAACATCGGTGGCAAGCCGCTCACGCCAAAGGACCGGCGACGCATCGCAGAGCACCTGTATGGCGAGCGCGAGTGGACGATGGAGCGCATCGGCGCGGCGCTCGGCGTGAGCCACCAGACGATAGGCCGCGACCTCGGTAATTTGTCCATGACGGACAAATCAAAACGTCAGCCCAAGACGGCCACCAATCCCAAGGGCTCGGGCCGGCCGAAGGGTGTCAAAGCCCGCACGCGCAACGACGATGTGCCGCCCGAGCAGCGCGACCGGATCGCCGCGAAGGTGCTCGACGAGGGCAAGACTTGGGACGAGGTGCAGGCCGAGGAGGGTGTTTCAGCGACCATCGTGCGGCGGGCGAAAGCCTACGAGCTAGGCCGGCGCGCCGCCAAGGCAGATCCCGAGATCGACCCGGCTACGCTCTCGAAGTCGGCGCAGGAAAAACTTGCCGCTGCGAAGCGTCAAATGCAGCGCCGCCTTGACGCGGAGTTTGAGCGGGCCACTCGCAAGCACGTCGACGACTGGCTGGCCGATGAAGTCCCGCGACGCTTCGACGAACTGATGGCCATCTATCAGACGGTTCTCGGTCGACGCAGTCGTGGCATCATGAAGGCCGCCGAGTTTCGGTTGATCTCAAGCTGCCTGCATCCAGACAGCCGCGCCGGCACGAGCGAGCGCAAACTCGCCGAGGCCTTCGACGTCATCCAGAAACATAAGTTGCTTCTCGTCGACGAAACCACGGTGCCGACGCCGTCGCCGCACGGCCTGCCGAGGACTGCCGCCGAATGGATGGCGGCCCGACAGAAACGACGCGCGAAGGCGCGGGGAGTGATGCGATGATGCCGAAGCGCCGCCGCCGCAGGCGCAGCAACACGCAGGTCGTGGCCGCGCGCACGCTGATCGACATCAAGCAGCGCAAGCTCGCCTTCCTGCGCGAAGTTTCATCCATCCTGTCCGACGCGCTCGGCTTCACCGTGAAGGTGTCGCTGAGCAAGCCGGATCGCATGGCCGGCCTGTCGCCTGATCAGCGGCGGGCCGCTCGAATGACAGCCAAGGAGGCGCGGCGGCAGATCGTCCAGTCCGCCTTCGCGCCGTTCACCAGCGAGCCCGAGTGATGAAGCTGCCCGAGCGTCTGCCGTGCCCGTGCGGCTCAGAGCTTTCGCCGGTCGCCTGGAAAAAGCGCAGCGTCAGCAATCTCTTTCGGCTGCGCTGCCCACGCTGCGGCTTGCAGCCGACGGTCTCCTCAGCGCGGCATGAGGCGGCGGTGGAACGGTGGAACGAAGCGGTCGTGCTGAAGCGTGACCTGAAGCGGCGAGGTGCGCCATGACTGAGCCTGATCCTGCCTTCGCGGTCGGCGTTGCCCAGCGTATCCACCCGCTGCTGGCCGGGCTTCCGCCGCAGGTGCAAGGCGCAGCCCTGGCCGACCTGCTGGCGACTTGGCTCGCCGGTCACGAGCCCGAACTGCGCGAGGCGCTGCTCGATCTTCACATCCACACGGTGCGCGAGCTTGTGCCGATCAACGAGGCGATGCGCCGTGGCTGAGAGGGTTCCCCTGATTGGCGTGCCCGTCGCCGGCTTCTATGGCGCGCGCCTGATCAACGGCGGCATCGCTGTCGGCGTCATGATCTGGCACGGCTGCCCGGTGATTGCGGGCGAGCGCCAGGACCGCTCACCGCGCTGGTGCATCGCCGTCAACGGCCTCACCACCGACAAAAACGGCGAGCTTCTCGACGTCTTCGACCGCTGGCCGTTCGTCGGCGGTGAGCCGATCAGCCACCGCGAATACGCTTTCCGAAAGCGGCGTCGCCTGTGGGCGCGCAAGCACGCGCCTGAGCACCCGGCGGCAAATCCGTTCGAGCCTATCGACCTGCGCAAGCTCAAGCCGATGGTGCCGTGATGGACAAGACCTTCTTCGCCCTGCTGATCCGCGCCGACCGCGCAATCCTCGGCTATGTGATCGACGCCTATCCCGAGGAGCGAGCCGACTACGAGCGGCAGTTTGCCGGCGAGATCGTCGGTGAGTTTGTGACGCGCGCTGATGCGCAGGCGGCCGTCTACGACGCCCTGCAATCGGCGATCACACCACGGGAGTTGAAGCATTGAATGACTTTCCCGGTGCTGGCCACAACCAGCCGCCCGAGCCCACGGTGTTGGAGCGCTGGGCTGAGCTCGTCGACAACGCCAACACCTGGGCGAAGAACGTGCCGAAGATCGGCAGCACCGATCAGGCCGGGCGCGCCCAGGCGTTCGTCGACCAGTTGCGGCTCACGACCGAAGACGTCGAGGCGGCACAAAAAGCCGAGCGCTTCCCGCACGATCTCGCGCTCGTCGCCATCAAGGCCAAGTATCGCGCGCCGCTGGAGTTGCTGGGCATCGCCCTCGACAAGATGAAGGCGCTTACCAAGGACTGGCTCGACCGTGAGAAGGCGCGCCTGGATCACGAGGCAGCCGAGCGCAAGCGGCTGGCGGCCGAGGCCGAGGCCGAGGCGCTCAGGTTGCGCCAGGAGGCGGCGCGGGGTGGCGCGACCGTCGAGGCCGAAGCGGCGGCGCGTCACGCTGAGGAGGAGGCCGAAGCGGCGCGGGCGTTCGCGCTGAAGCCGGTGCAGCGCGCTCAGATCAAGGGCGAGTTTTCAGCGCGGGCGATGAGCCTGCACGTCTATTGGAAGGCGGTGGTCGTCGACGAGCAGAAGGCGTTGAAGCACTTTGCCAAGCACCCAGCGATACGGGCTGCGGCGCTCGCGGCCATCGTCAAACTCGAGACCAAACACGCCACGAAGGTGAAGGACCCGGCTCAGGCACCGCCGGGCGTGCGCTTCGACAAAGACGAACGGCCCGTTTGAAGGAGGCAGTCACATGGCAACGCGACCGACGATGACGATGCAAGCCGAGGTGCTCGATCCCGACGACGACATGATGCAAGCGGCGCGCTCGCTGGGCGAGCTTCAGAAGGCCGACTCCAACCTGACGATTACCCAGGAGCGCAATCTCTTCGGCGATATCGTCACGGCGCGACCGATGCAGGTGCTGCGCAACGAGCAGCGTATCCTGAAAAAGATCGACATCCTGTCGGCGGCGGCCGGCACGCGATTTTTCTATCGCTATCCCGTGCGCAATCGGCGCACCAAGTCGGTCGACTACATCGAGGGCGCGTCAGTGAAGTGCACCGACGCCGTGCTCATGCTCTACATGAACGCCGCCGTCGAGAGCCGCACCGTGGCGATCCCCGGCGACAAGGGCGGCAACTACATCTGCTATTCGCGCTTCTGCGATTGGGAGAACGGCGTCTCGCTGACGATGGGCCAACTCGTGCCGCGCAGCGCGACGCTGGGCGGCGAGGATGAGGAGCGCCGCCAGCAGATCGCTCACAACGTCGGCCAGTCGAAGTCACGGAGGAACGTCGTGAACGCAGCGCTCGGCGAATACATCCACCGTGCCTTCATGGCGGCGAAGAACAGCCTGGTCGAACGCATCGGGCGCGACATCGCCAAGTCGCGGCAGGTGATCGTCAAAGAATTGGAGGGCCTGGGCGTGCCCGATCTCGTCGTGCGCGTCGAGCAGGTCTATGGCCGCAAGGTCGGCGACTGGCTCGCGCCTGACATCGCTCGGGTCTACGCGGAAATTCAGGCCGTCGAGGATGGCATGTCATCGGTCGACGAAACTTGGCCGCGCGAGGCACCGCCTGAGCCCCGGCGCGATGACGCCGAGGATGCTAACGTGACCACCGGCGCGGCGGCTGTATCTGATCGTCCGGTCGCCGAGGCCGGGCCGGCGGCTGCAGCGGCTCCCCAGGCCGACGCGCCGCCGGTTTCCGGCGACCCATCACCATCACCCACGGAAACTTCCGCCCCGGCTGACAGCGCCGCTGGCGGCCCGGCGGCGGCTGGTTCACCCACCGCTCCTTCCTCTCCCCCGGAGCAGAGCCAGTCGTCGCCGGATCTTTCTATGCCGCTCGAACATTGGCGCGTCGGTGACGACGTGCTCGGGCAGGAAAACATCATCAAGCAGTTGGACAAGCTCATCGGCTTGGCCGAGACGCGCGACGACCTCGCCGCCATCGAGCGGCTGAACGCCGAGCGGCTGGCGAAGATCACCGGCAACAGGCGCGCCACTCTCAACAACGCGCTGCGCGCCAAGCGGGAGAGCCTGCAAGGAGAGCAAAGATGAAGTCGCAATGGCACACGCTCGCTTATGATCCAGTGCGGCATTGCGTTTGGATCGTAGACCAAGACGGCGGTCGTTCCGTGACCAACGATGCAGAAGCGGTCGTCGCGGAAATCAATCAACGCCATCCCGCTTGCCGCATCATCTATCGCGACACGATGGGCAACTGGGATGAGCTTCGCCACCGCAATGGCACCTTCATCGGCTTTGCTCCAGCCAGGGATGTGTTGCCGCCATGATCGACGCCGTCGAACAACTATGGGGCTTCGTCGACCTCACGATCGATATGCTCCGGCTGCAGCGCATCTACTTCCGCACGCCATTTGGATCGCCCGAGAAGAAGCGCGCCCTCGACGACGCAAAAGCCGCCGAGAAGTTGGTCTACGAGGCCATCGCGAAACTGAAAAAGCCGTCGTTGAACCTGTGAGCACGGGAGGAGAGCATGAGCACGCCAGATGACACCCGCATCGTATTGCGCGCGATGATGACGCTGCGGGGCATGCAGATCGCCTTGCGCAAGACGGAGCGGCGCACGCCGGAGTATGCCCGGCTCTATACAGCCGTCGCGGCAATGGAGGCGCAGGTCGACGACGCGCTCGAAACGGTCGCCGACCAGATCATGGAGCACGCCAACGATGACTGAGCCCTTCGCGCCAAAGCCCGGCTTCGACTGGAGCCGCGTGCGCTGGGACGCTGGCGACGCGCCGGTGCGCGACGACTGCTCGTACTGCGGCGTGGCGATCCCTGAGGAGTCGGTGCCGCTTCGCATGTGGAAGCCTGACGGCTCGGGCTGCGTGTTTTGCGATGCCTGCGCTGAGCGGTGGTGGGGCCTGCAGCACTTCGGCGACTTCGAGGAGGAGTCATGAACGCGCTCGCGGTCCTGCACTCGGTGGCCGATGATCCCTCGACCAAGCCGCGCGTGCGCGAGGAGGCGCGCGCAGCCATCACGCTGTTCTCATATCTCGAGTTGAACAGCGAGCACGACCTGATCGTGTTCCTGCTCGGCCAATGTGCCGGGCTGCAGGAGCGCATCGACCAACTGGAGCGCCGGGGATGAAGCCCGAGGGTCCAGGCTTGCGTTGCTTCGCTTGCGACGCCCGCTTCAGCGTCATCGACAGCCGGCAGTCAGGAGCGACTATCCGCCGGCGGCGGCGCTGTAAGGTCTGCGGTGCCAAGGTGACGACGTTCGAGATCATGTTGTCGCCGGCTCACCGCAACGAGGTGCTGGTCTACGCGGCGGCGCTCGTCCTGCGTGATCGCAAGGCCGGCCCATCGGCCGCCGGCCAACTATCGCTCGACGCCGCCCTGGTCGGCAGTGACGCTGAGGAGGCCCCATTTGGCTAGGCTCCAGCGCGACTTGGGAAACAGTCCGTTCCACGCTATGTGTGCGCCAACCCGGAAGGGGGGCCGGTGATGAGCCGGGCCGCCAGCCGGGCCGCCACGCAGCCCAGACGGGGCCTCGCTCACGACGAGGCCGCGATCTACGTCGGGGTGAGCTTCCGCCTTTTCGACCAGATGGTCGGTGACGGTCGGATGCCTCAGCCCACGGTGATCAACGGCGAAGCGGTGTGGGACTTGGTGAAGCTCGACCGAGCCTTCGACAGGCTCACGGGCGAAAGCCGAAACCCGATGCTGTAAAGGAGCCTCTGATGTCTACGAAGAAAAGCTGGCGCATTAAACGCGTCGGCGCTTATCGCTACCTCGAAGTGGTCGGCTTTGACCGCGAGAAGGTGCCGGCTGAGATCACCGCAGCGGCCGAGGCCGCCTACGGCGCTCGGCGCGCCAATGAATTGATCGTCGCCCGGCACGGCCAAACCGAGACGCACTCGATCAAGGGCGCGCGCTCGGCGCTGGTGAAGCCCGGCTCGCTCCACATGATGGTCAACGACTACATGGGCTCGCGCTCCTGGGATGAGCTTGGCCCCGCCAGCCAGCGCGCTCACCGCAACGTGCTGCTGGCCATTTGCCGGTCGACCACCGCCGCCGGCAAGGCGCGCGGCGACCTGCCGTATCACCTGCTCGACAAGGATGTCGTCGAGATACTGGTCAGCGCCAAAGTGAAGGCGGGCACGCCTGAGGCCGGGCGCGCCATCATCAAAAAACTCCATCGCCTGATCGGCTGGGCGCGCAAGTCGGCAGCCTACGCGACGGGCTTCGCGGTCGACCCTACGGTCGACATCGACCGGCCTGACGGCGGCGGTGATGGGCACCTGCCGTGGGCGGAGGATGAGATCGCGCTTTACCGCGAGCATCATGCCGACAACGCGTTCGCTCTGCGCCTGATGACGCTGGCGCGCTTCGCCGGGCCGCGCCGCGAAGATCTGGCGAAGCTCGGCCACCAGCATGTCAGGCTGATCGGCAATCACCGCGTGCTGCAGTATCGCGTCAGCAAGGGCGAGAAGAAGAAGGCCGAGCGCCTTCGCAAGCCGGCCACCGTGCCCATCGACCAGTGCCCTGAGCTTGCCGCTATGATCGACGGCTGCCCGCGCGATCAGATGGTGTTTCTGCTGAAGCCCAACGGCGAGCCTTACGAACACAACAGCCTCGGCAACATGTTCCGCGACCTTTGCGATGAGATCGTGCTCGAAGGCGGCCGGCAGCCGTTGCGCGGCCTCAGTCTTCACGGGCTGCGCGCGTCAGCGGCCGAGTGGTGGGCTGATACCTGGGACTGCGGTGAGCGTGACTTGATGGACATCTTCGGCTGGGAAAGCCCGAAGATGGCGCATCACTACTTGCGCCGCATGAAGGGCGACCGCGTCGCCGGCCGCCTCGCCCGGCGCGCCGCTGAGCGCGGCAACGTCGTGCCCCTGAAGGGCCGCTGATCAGCCACGCGCGGTTATCCTTTCACGCGCGCGGCCTGAGGAGGGCCGCCCCCGGAGTCGTGACCTGGGGCGGCCCTTTTCCGTTGGGGAACGGGTGGAAAACGATACTTGGAAAAACGAAAAGTTTTCCAAGTTAGACTTTTGAATTTGCTATCGAATTCGGCCCCCCGAGGCCTGGGCCGGGCTCCCAGCATGTAGAGAAATCAAATAGATACGGCGGCGTTTTCCAAGTCGGCACATGGAAAAACCCCGGCCGCCCTGCCCTGAGGGGAGTCGGAGGCTGGCCGCGCTCAGCGTTGCTGAGCGGGTAACGGACTGTTTACGCTCACCGCCTCACTGGAGGAGCGCCATTGACTGATCACCGCCCGCAATACGACGTGCCGCTGCCGGCCCGCATGAGGGGCCTGCCGCGTGACCACCGGGGCTATGTCATCCCCTACTTTGTCGCTTGGCTCGATGAGCGGCAGCGCGAAGTCGAGCCGCCCAATGGCACGCCCGACTTTCGTATCCTGAGCCCGTCACGCATGGAGCGCTGCAAGCGTGAGCGGCGCTGTTGGCTGTGCGGCCAGCCGCTCGGCCGCTATCTGGTCTTCGCCATCGGCCCGATGTGCGCGGCGACCCGCACGACGATGGAGCCGCCCGGTCACTACGACTGCGCGCGCTACGGCGTCGAGGTCTGCCCCTTCCTGAGCCGGCCGCGCATGAGGCGCAACGCCGCCGAGATGCCCGAGGGCCATTGGGCTCCGGGCCTCACCATCGACCGCAATCCTGGCGTGACGGCGCTGTGGGTGACGCGCGATTACACGACCTTCCGCGCTGAGCATCACGGCGCTGGCGCGGGTGAGCTCATCACCGTGGGCGAGCCTGAGCGCGTCGAGTGGTATCGCGAGGGCCGGCCGGCGACGCGCGCCGAGGTCGAGGAGTCGATCACCAGCGGCCTGCCGATCCTGCGCGAGACGGCTGACAAGCAGTCGCCTGAGGCACGGCGTGATCTCGAAGAGCGCTATCTGCCCAGGCTCAGGGCGGTGCTGCCATGACGACGTTCGATGTTTGGGGTTTCATTCCGGGCTTTCTCGACGCCGACGATCCGCGCCCGGCGCGTGAGCAATTCAACGAGCACTATCCTGGCGGCTGGGTGCCGGGGCCGCCGGGGCTGATCTTCGACTTTGATACGACGACGCTCACCTATCCCGGCGACCCACCGATGACGCCGATCAGCGCCATGCAATTCAGGGCCGAGATGATCCTGCTGTTCCAATCATCGTGGGTGCTCATCCTTCAGCGCGACGGATCGTGGGAAGTGGCGAGGATGGACTGATGCCTACGAAGCGCAAATGCGGCGAGTGCCAACTCTGCTGCCGGCTGCTGCCGACCGCTGAGATCGCCAAGCCCGCCAACGAGCGGTGCCCGCACCAGAAGTCATACTGCGGCTGCGCCATCTATCCGCGCCGGCCGCTGTCGTGCCAGTTGTGGAGTTGCCGCTGGCTGCTTGACGACGACATGAGTGATCAGCCCCGGCCCGACCGCTCTCACATCGTCATCGACATGATGCCCGACGTCGTGCGGCAAACGAACAACGAGACGGGTGAGGCGCAGACCTTGCCGGTGATCGTGGCGTGGGTCGATCCCAAGTATCCCGATGCCTACAAGTCGGAGGCGTTCCTGCGCTACGTCAAGCGGCAGAAGGTGATGGTGCTGTTGCGCTACGGCAGCCGGGAGGGCGGCGGCGTCTTGTGGCCGCCCGCCATGACCGGGCTCGACCACGTCGCCTGGAAGGAAAGCCAGCTTGGCAACGATATGCCGGTGACGCTGCGCGCCAAGGCTAAGGCGCTCGGGGCGACGCTGAGCGAGACGCCGGGCGTCGGCGAGTATGGCGCGGTGACGATGACGATGCCCGATGGCAAGAGCCACACGATTGCCGCCACGACGGTGCTGAAGCGCTGAGGGATCGTTCGCACACGCTCAAACGCGGAAATCTGCAGACACAAAATGTTTCCCGTCAATGGGCAATCAGGGGAGAAAGAGGTGTGCGCTTTTGTAATCGCCCCGAAAGCTTGGGGTAATGTAAGAAACGATCCGAGACGATCTGAGGGGCTGAGGCACATTGGGAAAGCTTCTGAAATCGGCGTTTTTTGCCAATAACAATTCCAGAAGGAAGGGAAGGAACACCACCGCTAACAGCACGGACGGTCTCCGGGCAGGAAGGGCACGTTGTCACCACGCGTCGATATACCGCGTCTTAGCTACAGCCTCAGGGAGGCAGCCGAAGCGCTGAGCCTGGGAGTTTCCACTTTGCAGCGAGCCATCAGCCACGGGCTCGTCAACTTCAATATGATGGGCCGGGTGGTGAGGATACCAACGGCCGAAGTCGAACGCATCGGCCGCGAAGGGTTGGGGCCGATACCTTCAGGCTACAAGCGACGAACCAGCGGCAAGCTTCCGAGCCGCCCACATCAAAAAAAAAACAGCCGAGGAAACCAGCCGACCGCTGACGGCGAAGGGGCCGGGCATTAGCCCGGCCTCCCTTTGCCCTGTCTGCTCACTTCCCTTCTGTAGGTGACGCACGGTAACACGTTGTTTCCACAGTAAAAAAAGGGAGTCAGGGAGATGGAAAACGCAATTGGTCGCTTGCCTGAGAGTTGTGCCATCGGCGTCCACGACGGTGCGGGCGCGCTCATCATCCGGCGCGGTGAGCCAGGATTTACATTTTACCGCTCGGTCGTCCCCAACGAGTGGAACGACGCCTTTACCGTCACGTCGAACCAGATCTCGGCGATGCTGCTCGGTGCCGTCACAGGCTGGCGCTCCGCGATAGTCGACCCGGATCTGTTCGATGCGAGCGGCTATTTCATCGAGCAACTCGTCATGGACCCCAACGAGCCGCCCGACGAGATGTCGCTCTGTGCATTCTGGTGCGCCGAGCGCGGGCTGAGCGGCGATGTGGTTGACGACGGCCATTTGCCGGCAAAGGTGTCGATCAAAACGCGCGACCGTATTCGCGAGAACCGGCAGGCGTTCATCGCGGTCGTTCGCTTTCGCAGCGCCTATTGGGCGGGCTCAAAATTTGCCCGCGCCGCGTTCCGAAGCAGCGACGATGACGGCTTCATTTCCCAGCACCGATTTGACAGATGACGACTTTCAACCAGGGAGAGAGGACTTGATCACATGAAAAGGATCGACGGCGAGCCGGTCACGAACGGCATGCAGCGGTTGCGCGTCGAGATCACGCGCGCCGACATCGAGAAGGGCGAGCCGATGAACCCCGACGCGTGCGCCATCGCCCGCGCTTGCATTCGGCAAGTCAAAAACGTGGTCGCCGCCAAGGTCCACAAGGGCCGGCTCTACCTCAAGTTTGAAGGGCAGGCCCGGTGGCGACGCTGGACGGTGCCCGAATATGCGACGAGGGAAATCGTCGCGTTCGACAGAGGCGGCCGCTTCGTGCCGCAACTGATCGACTTCGCGCCGCCGCCGATCACGGTGCTGGCGCGCTATCGACCGGCGAAGAAGGTGCGCAGCGGCCCGCGTCGCAAGCGCGGCGCGATCCATCACACGCTCGACGTGCGTGACGACGCCCGCAAAAACGAACCACCAGCCAAGTAGGAGGATCAGGATGCCAAGAGGATACCCCAAGCACCGCGAGGCCGGCGGCCTCGGCCCCAGCGAGAACACCCAGCGGCTACTCGACAGCATACGCGAGCTCGAACAGCGCCTTGCCGCTGAGCGCGCCAAGGATCGGGCGCGCGCCCTGTTGGTGGCGTTCGCTCAGAAGCACAATCTGAGCGCCATCGATCTTCGCAACGCGGCGCGGCTCGTGGGCGACCGCAAGGTCGGTGACGCGCCGGTCGTGGCGCTGTCGATGCGCAAGTCGGGGCTGCGGCCTGACAAATCGAAGCCCGCCAAGGGCAAGGTCGGCAAGGCGATCCGGGCGGCGCGCATCAAGCTCGGCCTCACGGATCGCTCGCTGGCCGATCACCTCGGCTGCCACGTCTCGGTCGTCAACAGGTGGCAGCGCGGCGGCGAGGTGGCCGAGCAATTTCGCCCGTCGCTGATCGAAGCCCTGAAGCTGCCGAAGGAGACCTTTCCGGCGCTGAGCAACGGGCACGCGGCATGACCACGCGCCAAGGAGGTGAGCCCATGATCGCCTAGTCAAGCAGAGGGCCGCTTGTTCCCCCCGATCTGTCGGTCCCCGTTTCACATGAAACTTGCTTTTCCCCCAACCCCGGCGCGCCAGCCCCCAGCCACGCGCCGGGGTTTTTCTTTGGAGTCGCCGGCAGGCCGGGGAATTTGGCCGCGTGGAGTCACGGGCCTAAACCGAGCCCCTGAGCCCCGGCCCCCGGCTCAGGCCCTCAGGGAGTCAAATTTCCGGCCCTGGCGGCGAAACGCAAAAAAGCGCCCGCCAACCCCGAAGGGCCGGCGGGCGCGAGTAGGCTGCTGAGATGATAGGGCGAGATCAGCGCGCCGTGGGTGACGGAGCCGGCGTCACCGGCGGCGTGCCGGCTGTCGGAGGCTGCGGCGGCAGGCCCTGATCGGGCGCGCCACCGGGTGGGATCGGCTCAGGCAGCGGGCGCGGCGGCGGGCTCGATGGAGCCAAGCTCGCATAGTGCCACTTCCCATCGGGCGTGCGGACCATCGCCAGCGTCCAACCCGGCAGCAGCGTCGGCGGTGGCGTCGGCGGCAGCGAGTGGTCGGGGATGCCTGGACGACCGGGCATCGGCCCGCCACCGACATGCGGCGGTCGACCGGGCAGGCCCTGATCGGGATGGCCGGGCACGCTCGGCAAACCGTGATCGGGATGGCCTGGGTGATAGATCGGCGGGCTCACATGACCGGGCCAGCCGCCGGGCAGGCCCTGGTCGGGATGAGCAGCGCCGGCATCGAGAAAGTGGATGTGATAGAGCCCGGCTTCTCCGACCGGGGTGATCTTTGCCATGGGCATAGCGCGTCTCCTTGAGGGTTTATGGTTGGCAGGTTTCACCAGTGACGTTTCATCGGCATGACTTGCGCGTGCCGACGACGGCGAAGCACCCGGCGTTGATGCTTCGGACGTTCCGGGAGAGACGATCTTTGATGACGCTGGTGGCCGCCGATCAAGGCGTGGCCGTTGTCGAGCAGGCGCACGCGCCGACCATCGAACTCGAGCCAGCCCCGCGCCTGGGCGTGAGAGATCGCGGCGCGCAGCCAGGACGCTTCGAGCGGCAGCCGGCGCTGCAGCACATGCACCAGCACCCAGCGGTCATGCTGGCCGTCGCTCGCGTGGTCGACTTCGAGTATCAAGCGCCGCGCGTTGCCTTCGTGCTGGTGATCGGTGAGCGCGATCTTCGGGCGTTCGCTGCTGTCCATCAGGCGACGATCCCGTTGAAGGTGCCGGCGCTGTTGATGGTGAGGCACTGGCAGCGCGGCTCGGTCGACGGTGGGATCACGCGACCGATATGCACCCAGGTCTGCTCGTAGATCAATTGATCGACGCCCCACTCGCTGACGTAGGGCTCGATGGCGCGGCAGATTTCGAGCGGCGTGCCGAAGGCCGGGATCGTGATGTCAGCGGCGCAGCCATAGAGGTGCGCGCTGTTGGACGCGCCGCCCACCGCCGCATTGAGCTCAGAGGAACGGAAGCCGCTGCTCACCATCACCGGGCTCTCGTCGCAGAGCGCGCGGACCAACTCCAGCAACTCGCAGGTCTGGGTGAGCGCCGCGATCTGGTCGTCGCTGGGCGAGTTGTCGATGCCGTTCATGGCTGCAGTGTCGCTCGCGATCATCTCGGACAACGTGAAGTGCGGCGTGAGGTAGTCGCGGGTGATGTTGCTCGGCATGATCAGTAGGGCTTCTTTACTTGAGAGGGCGGCTCGGTCGGCTTGCCGTAGTTGGCCATGCTGTTCAAGTGCTCAGGCACGTCGCCGGCCTGATTGTCGAGCACGAACTTCGCGATCTTGCCGACCGTCACCCAGCCGTTGTTCTCCCACTTGGCGGCGGCCGTCTCGCCGTTGGTCGAGCCGCTGTTGCTGGAGATCTCCGAGCCCCACCCGGCGTAGGGCACGACGAAGACGCTCTCGCCGGTGTTCTCACCGTTGCACGCTGCGGCGTAGCGCAGGCCATCGGGCGCGACCACGCCGCCGTCAGCGTTAAGGATGAACGAGCCCAGGATGATGTTGCACGAGTTGACCGACTTGATGCCCGCGCCAAGGTTTCGGCTGCTGTTGGGATGGATCAGCATGACGTTGCTCACGATGCCCTGGTGCTCGCCCGGCGTGTAGGTGTGCTCCATCGCAATGCCGTCGCCCTGATGGTTCTCGCTGTGGATGTTGAAGCCCATGCCCTCGAAGACCGCGCCCTGGAAGACCAGCCCGCGTTGGCCATACGAGAGATAGAGATCGCGCATGGTGAATTTGTAGATCGAGCCGGGGTCGCCTTCGGGCGCGTAGAGCTTCAGGCAGTCACCGCACGGCGTGCCCATGTAGCCGTTGCCGAACAGCGAGAGCTTCTCGACGATCAGGTTGCGATTGCCGACGCCCTTGGTGCCGCGATAGACGATCATGTCCTGGCCGACCGGGCCGACCCAATTCACCTTGGCGTAGTTGCCGTTGACGCCCCACGGACTGCCCTCGTGGCCGGGCTGGGCGATGGTGATGGTCTTGTCCAACTCGACGGCGGTGCGCGGGTCGAGCATGCCGACATAGCAATCGGTCGCGAAGGCTTCGAGCGCCTGGGCCAACTCGGTGCCGGTGCGCGGCCAGACGAACGGGCTGCTGCCATCGGTTCTGACGGTGCGCGGCGCGGCTGTGATCCGGGGCCGAGTCGGCGGGCGATAAAACGCGGGATCGGTGCGTAGCATGCTGTCACTCCCCTGGTGGTGGTTTCGGCCTGTTGTAGCCACCGGCAAACGCCAGCGCGGCGGCGAGCGCTCCGGTCAATACTTCACCCAGCAGGCCGCGCAATTCCTCGCAACGGCTCGGCCGGTCGACGGTGATTAGGGCGCACCACACGACGCCGACCAGCACGACCAGGCACTGCACGGCGATCACCGCCGCGACCAAGTAGAAGCAGGCCCGCACCGTATCGAACGGCGGCCGCTCGGGCATGTCAGGCTCGGCGGATGATGACGACCGCTGGCACGAATTGGATCGGCTGCGCGTAGTATTGCCATGCCACCGCGCTCTGCGGCGCATAGGCCACCGGCCCGGCGATGTGCATGGCGGCCGACTGTCCGCACGCCAGCAGGGCTCCGACGATGCAAGACAGCATGGCGTTCCTCCTACTACGGCTGGCGCGGCTGGAAACCATACTGCTCGGCTTGATAGGGCGCGAGCATCGGCAGTTGCTGAGTCGGTGGCGTGACGGTCGGCCCTGCGCCGACAGCGGGGCCGCCGGTCGCCGGGTTGATCACGATGGCCGAGCCCTGAGCGCCCGCACTCGGATCAGGCACGCCGTTGCCGGTGATGACTTCGCCCTCGGGCGTCGTGGTCTGCCAGAAGCCGTTGGCGCAGGCGATGGTGATGTTCGCGCCGTTGGGCACGTAGCGGCAGGGCACTTGCGCCATCGTCGCGCTGATCACCAGCACGATGATGGCCAGCGCCAGGGCGAAGCACAGGCCCTGGCGCAGCGTCATCGTCATCCCGCGAAGCAGTTGTCGGTGATCGTGCGGCTGCAACGCGGCAGGTTCGAGCGGTCCTTGACGATCACCTGCTGCTGCTGCGGCGGCGGCGCGAGCGGCGTCGGCTGCGGCTGGACGATAGGCTGGCCGGGCTGCGTGCCATCCCACTGCGGGCGCGGGTTGCACGGCGTCGCGGTGCCGCGAAAGGCCATGTAGGTCGCCTTATCGTTGCACATGAGCTCACGCGCGGCCTGGGCGTAGCCGGCGTTGTGGATCATGGCGATCTTCTGCCGGTCGGCGCAGTCCTGATCGACGAAGGTGCCGCCGGCCGCCGCGCCCCAGCCGATGACGCTGACGCCACCGGACACCGCGAGCGTGCACGGATTGCCGCCGCTCACGGGCGGCGCGTAGACGGTCGGCGTGGTGCGCACCGTGATGTCGGATTGGCCATAGAAGGGCGGGTTGTTGCCGCCGCCGCCGTTGCTGCCATTGGCACCGTTCGCCCCGGCCGGGTCGACCGCGTTCGCGCCGTTGGTCCCATTGCCGGCACCTGAGCCGTTGAACGTGATCGGCACGGTGGTGTTGTTGTTGGTCGTCGCGTTCTGCCGCGTGCTTTGCCGCTGCTGATTGCCCGACGAGCCCGAGGTCGTCGATGCGCCGCTGGCGCTGCCGCTGCTGCTGCTCGACGTCGAGCCCGAGCTTGAAGTGGACGAGGAACCGGAAGTGGTCGTCTGCGCCTTGGCCGGCAGACCTTGCAGCGCCAGCGCCGTGACGGCGAGCGCGGCGAAACTCACAAGAGCTTTCATGGTGGGTGATCCTGACGAGACCGAGTTGAAGTTTTGCCTTCGCTACGCGCCGCCCTCGCGCTTGGGGAACGAGGGCGGCGGCAGCACCCGATGAGCCTGACGTGTCAGGCCGTCAGGCTTTAGGGGAGCGGCGAGAGCACGATGGTGAAAAAGTTTCCGGTGGTCGCCGCGCCGGAATTGCCGGAGGCATTCGCCGCCGAGCCGCTGAAGTTGGCCGCGCCGCCGATGGCAAACGAGGCGTTGTTCGCCTGGGTCTGCGACGTGTTGGTGTGCTGCGACGTGCCGGTCGAGCCGCCCGGCGTGGTCTGCGAGGTAGCTTGCGCCGCCCCGACATTCTGGCCTGCGCCCGTGGTCGTGCCAGCGGTCACGCCGGCAATCGCGGTGACGCCGGCCGAGGTGCTGGCCGAGTTGGAAGCGCCCTGGCTGACAGTCTGCTGGCTGCCGACTGCAACGGTGAGCGAGGCCGCCTCAGCCATGCCGGACAGAGCGAGCAGGGCGGCGATGGCGACGGTAGCGAGAAGGTGCTTGCGCAAGGTGGTGTCTCCCAGAACGTGAGCGGGCCGCAAGACCATCCTGCGACCGGCGCGGACACTTATCACGTTGGGCGCGAAATTAAGTGGCGAACTAGCGCAACGGCGGCCCGAACACCTGCCAGCCGACCAGGGCGAACAACAGGAACGGGATCAGCGCGACGCCGAGCACGCCGTAGCTGCCGATCAACGCGAAGTGCCAGGCGATGCCGACGACGAGCCAGATCAGCATCAGCACCCAAAACGCGAGCCCTCGTGTCATGGTGAACCTCCCTTGTGAACAAGGCCGATCAAAGTGGTGGACGCATCGTCGCTCACAGCGTGGTGTCGATCATGGGTTGATCCGCGTGCCCGACAGAAATGTGTAGCCACCACCTAGACCGGCGAAGCCGCTGCCCGTGGCGATGGCCAACTGCAGTTGCAACCCGTCTGTCGCTAACAGCTTCGCGTCGCAGGTAAAGCCGACGATAGTGTTAATGGATTGCCACAAATAGCCGGACCAACCTCCGATAAAACCGCCGCCGGTCATTCCCCCAGTTGGGTTCTTCAACAGAAGCATCGATGCAGCCGACTGGCCATTCTGGGCAAACTCGCCAAGTTGCACGCTGATGCGCCAAGTGCCAGCACCGGGCGTCCAGAGGTGGCCGCCGTTCCAGCCAGCGGTTGCCGAGAAGGTGCCAGCGCCGTCGTTGAAGATCGTCTTGTCGAACGGGACCGGCAGGCCGGTCGTGAGGCCCCACGTCCAATTCGACGTGACCTCGAAACGTGCCACCGGAACGGGCACGGGCGTCGATGCGATTGAGCCGTTGCGGTTGAAGGTGATCGAGTTTTGCAGCACGCCCGCGTCGCTGTAGCTCGACAGCACCAGCGCGCCCACGCCGTTCACCGTCATGCGCCAGTTTTTGACATCAATGGGATTGCCGGTGGCGTTCCATTGCACTTGCGGATTGGCGGCGGCCTGGGCGAGCAGCACGGCGGCGGCGAACTGACCACCCGCCGAGGCGCTGATCGTGATCGCGCCCGTCGTGGTGTTGAGCGTGAACAGCGCCACGTCGCCCACGGTCGGCGAGACATACCACTGGAGCACCCACGCGTTCGCGCCCGCGCTGTCGTTGATCCAGAGTTGGCCGGGCACGACATAGGGCGGCCGCGCCGAGCCGCGATGCAACGACAACAGCGCGTCGCGCCATTGGTTGAGATCGTCGGCAAGCTCGACACCATCCACGACGTAGGGGTCCATCGTTCCCCAATCGAATTGGCTCATAGGGTCTGCCCCGCTTGTGTGATTTGGCTTTAAGAGTGGCCGCCGTAGCCCTGGACGAAGTAGTCGATGGCACCGCCGCCATGCGCAGCGTTGGCCGCGTCGCGCGTCTGGACCTCGAAGTGGTTGCGGTCGCTCACCGTCAACAAGATGTTGCCGCCGGGCGGCACGCTGTCGCGCGCGGTGATCTGCACGGTGGGCGTGACGAGGAAGGGCGCGACGTAGGTGATCGACAGGTGCCCGGTCGTGGCGTCGCATGGCACGGCCGAGCCTTGCACGTTGCGCAGCGGCACCTCGATGATGACGCCGGCATTGACCGCGCGCAGCGTCGTTTGCAGATCGTAGAGCGTGCCGACCATGCGCCACTTGAACGCTTGGCCAGTGATCACGGTCGACTTGAGCGGGAACCAGTCGGCATAGGTCGTGCCGTCCTGGCTGACCTGGCACTCGATGTGCGCGTCCCATGCCTTCGAGGTGCCCGTCGCCAGCGGCACGGCCATGGCCAGCGGTATCCACGTCGACATCGTGCCGTGCGCGCCTTGCGCCAGCGGGTCTTGCGAGGCGAGCGGTTGCCAGCGCGCCATCACCACGCCGAGATAGGTGCCATAGCCCTCGACATAGCCGGTCATCGTCACGAGCGTCGAAGCGCCGAGATCGAAGCCGCTGTCGAAGCCATAGGTGTCGACGCGCGTCGGTGTCTGATTGAGCGCGAGCCCACGGTCGCCAGGGAACACGCCGGACGGCACGCTCTCGGGCGCGCTGGGCGGCGGCAACCATAGCTCGGCGAGATTGTGATGCCAGTTGGTGCCGAGCGTGCCGGTCCACCCCGGCTCCTGGTGGCGATTGAAAAAGATCGAGGTCTCGGTCTGCTGCGGCTGCAGGATGGCTTCGGCCCACTCGGCGCTCTCTTGGCCCAGGCTGTCGATGGTCTTGACCATGTAGGTGCCGGCGCGGCTCGGCGTGTTGACCTGCGTCGTGTTGTAGTCGACGCGGGCGATGCTGGTCGTTGCCCGCTCCCACGTCGCGCTCGACGTGTTGCCGGTCCACTTCACCCAATAGTAGGCAACGTCGATTTCGCCGGTCGCCGTCCAGATCAGCGTCGAGAGGTTGCCGCCTTGCGGCGTGATGTAGAGCGCGGTCGGCGCGAGCGGCAGCGCCGTGAGCCCGATAGGCGTGAAGTCATACTCGACGATGGCCGAGCGCCGCCCGATGTTGTCGAAGGCGCGAAATTGCACCGTCCACGCGCCCTGGCTCATCGCCGGCACGTCCTGCACGACGCCCTGGATGAGCGAGAACCGCCGATACTCGCCGCGCGGCCCCGACATCTCGATCTGGTAGTTGCTGACGCGCGGATCGTGCGACGCGGTCCACGAGAAGATGACGCCAAACTGCACGATGCCGGCGGCGTCGCGGTAGATGTATTCCGTGTCGGTGATATTGGTCGGGCCGAGCAGCGGGCCGGTCGGCAGGAGCGAGAAGGGCGGCTGCGCGCGCAGCCAGCCGTTGTCGACGTAGTCGAACTTCTCGTTGTGATACTCGGTCGCCACGACCTGATATTTGCCGCCGCTGACATCGGCGATTGAATTCACACGCCACGGCGTCGGCACAACGATGCCATCGGCTTGCATGAGCCACGTCGAGCCGGCCGGGATGCCGGCCGCCGGCTTGCCATTGACGCGAAGCTGCCCGCCCGCGAGCGTCTCGGTCACGCCCAGCGAGATCACCGTCGGGCCGCTGTAGGGCGGCACCGGGTTGGCGGCCGAGCCAATGGTGACGTAGATGCCCCAACCGCGCCAATCGCCTTCATAGGGCAGCGCGTCGAGCGTGACCGTGTCGCCGCCGAGATCGTCGAGCAAGCGGCCGGCAAGGCGTGATCCGGCGCGGCTCGGGTCGCTGATCTTGATGTAATCGCCGGGGCGAAGGTCGGCGTTCTCCAGGCCGACTTGAAACGTCACCGTCTCGGTCTCGAATTGCGATGTGTAGATGAACCAGCGGCCCATGCGGATCGCCTGACTGCGCGAGGTGCAGCCAAAGGCTTGCTGTTGCGGCGCTTCGCGATAGCCCTGCTGCGCGACCAGCGTGGCATCCTGCACAAGCTCGACGGCCGCCGAATACTTGTCGCCGGGGTCGTTCCAGCCGACCGGCACGGCCGTCCAGCGCGAGCGCACGTCGGTGCCAGCATAAGTGAACAGGCCGTTCTCGACATCGGCCGGGCCGAAGATGCGCGCCGGGTCGCTGATGTATTTGTCCTGCACGAGGAAGATCGTGCCGTTGGCGAAGTAGAGCGTCGCCAGCATCGACGAGGCGACGGCTTGCAAAACCTGCCACGCGTCCTGGCGCGTGTTGATGACGCAGTTGCACGTCCAGCGCGGCTCGATGCCGCCTTGGCCATCCTGGCACGGCGCGTCGTTGACCTGTTGCGCTTCATAGAACGACCACTTGTCGACGGCGCTCGCGTCGATGTCGCGGCCGACCCCCCATCGGTCGTTGGTGATCAACGCGTAAAGCACCCACGCCGGGTTGTTGGTCCACTGGATGTAGAAGCTGCCGTCCCAATCGCCGGAGATGCCATGCGTGCGACCGTTATAGTTGGTCGGGATCTGCACCATGATGCCGTCGAGCAGATACGAGCGCTGCGGCAGGCTGGGGAATTCCTGAGCGTCGACCGTGAGCGCGATGACGCTGGTGTCGTCGTAGGAAAGCTGGCCGTCGATCACCTCGGTGTAGGACGACCACACGAGATCGTTCTGGTCGCCGGTCGTGTCGTTGAAGTCGAGCCGGATGATGCGGATGTTGATGCTGGTGGTGGCCGGCGCGCTGTGGTCGGCGGTGAGATAGACCAGCACCGAGTGGAAATAGGGCGACATCGTTTTGCCGGTGACGCGCTCGGTGACAAAGTTGGTCCACAGGCCGCCGTCGATCTGCACGTCGAAGGCATAGGAGACGCTGCACGGGATCACGTCGCCGTCGCTCTCTTGCGTGTAGAGCGCGGGGATTTCGAGCGTGTAGCGGACCGACGTGATGTTGGGATCGCTCAGGCTGCGCACGATGGGCGTCAGATAGATCGTCTTCACGCCGACCGCGTATTCGCTTTCCGAGATCGGGAAGCCGGCGATGGGGTCCTGGCTCGGGTAGCCGTAGCGAAAGTCGCCCTCGCGGATGTTGAATTGAAAATTGCCGGCGGCGTCCTGAATGGGCGTGTCGTCGAGAAAGACGCTGTTCCAGAAAGGGCCGCCGAGCGCCGCCGTGTGCATGCCGGCGACGACGCCTTCGCTCAGCACTTCGAGGATGCGCGCGGTCGAGAGGCTGACGAGCGTGTTCGGGCTCGTGGTCGGCTGGTGCTGCGCGGGCGGCGCGGCGGGCGCACCGCCTTTGCCCGAACCTTTCCGGGCAATCGTGGGAAGCCGGCGCGGATCGGCGATGCGCTCGATGCTGACGGGCCGGATCATCCGATGTCCTGATTGTTGATGCTGGCCGAGACGACGACGCTGCCGGTGAGGTGCGTGCCGAACACCAGCGGCACCGGGCCGCCTTGCACGCTGTTGTTGGTGACGCCCTGGAAAAAGAACGACGGCCGGTCGCCGGGCGCGGCTTGAACGTCGGTAGGCTGCTGGCCGGGCTGCAATTGCGGCGTCGGCGTGAGCAGGCCGCCGATGCCGCCAGCGACCAGCCCGATGCCGAACGGCACAGCAATCGGGGCAATGGCGGGAAAGAAGATGGACGCGCCAATCAGCAGCGTGCCGACGACGATTTCGCCGATGTCGAAGAGGCCGCCGCCGCCGTGCGGCGCAGTAACCGGCACGATGTGGAGCGCCTGGGCTCCGAGGCGCATATGCACCTGCGCGAGCGGGATCGAATTGCCGATGACCGGCCGCCCGACGATGACGCGCCAACGCCCTTCGCGGATCGTCTCGCGGAAGCCCGGCCGCAGCGTGCAAAGCGCGCGCACGGCCTCGGCGGGCGAGGCGATGTCGAGGCGGAAGTGCCGGCCGAAGCGCTGGCCGGCCACGCCGTAGAGATGCACGTCGCGGATCACGAGCGCCTCACCGCCATGACGGCGTGCCGCACGAGGCGAGCGCGCGGCACCAGCGTCGAGAGCCGCGTCGCATCGACGGCGCGCACGCCCGAGGCATGATGGATGAGCAAGTCCTTGTCGACGACGATGGCGGCGTGCATCGGCACTTTGAAGTTGAAGGCGAACAGCAAGCCGTCGCCGGGCTGCGTCGCCTCGCTCACCGCGATGGGCGTGAAGCCGGTCGCCTCGAAGTTGTCGCGATAGAGGTTCTGCCCGCGCGTCCACCATTCCCAGCCGCGCGGCCACTCGTCGAGATCGACGATGCCCGCCTCGCGATACCAGTCGCGCACCAGGCTGTAGCAATCGTGGACGCCGTGGCGGAAGCCGCGCCCGATGATCGGCGCGCGCTCCAGCGTGTCGCCCCACGCGAAGCAATCGTAGGTCGGCAGGCACATCACGACGAACGGGATGCCAAGCTGCTTCTGGTAAACCATGTCGTGCTCGGACGGCACACCCAGCGCGTCGGGGTGACTGTGAAAGAACACGTCGGCCTGGGCGACGCGGATCAACTCGTCGTCGCTCAGCTTCACATCCTCGCCCGGCGTCGCGCTGCGATTGTCGAGCCGCACATAGGCACCGTGCTCGACGATGCCGGCGGCCTCCTGCGGATAGACCTCGACGGCGTGCGTGTAGGCGGCTTCGGCGATGGCATGCGTCCACGTCGCCGGGAACACGGGCGACAGCGGCGCGATCTCCCTACGAAGCGGCAGTTGCATCACTTCACCTTTCCGACGCCAGGGAAAAAACGCGCGGGCAAAGCCGACCAGCGGCCGAAGCGCAACGTGCAGCCGGTCATGCTGCGCGAGCACTGGTCGTGCTGCGGATCGGTCGCCTGATCGAGCGGCGTCCAGAACCCCGAGGCGGTATAGGGACAGGTCGCCTTCGAGTAGTTGAAGGCGTTGATGGTGGTGTCCCAAAACCGATAACTGTGCTGGCAAACGTCGCGCAGGATTTGGCGGCGCGGGATCTGCGCGCCTTCCTGATCCATCCGCGAGGCGAGCTTAAAGACGATCCGTATCGCGTCGTGGCTCGTCTTTTGCGCCACCACGAACACATCGCGCGTGATGTAGGCGTTGGGGTCCGGGCTCTCGCCGTCGTCGAGGAAGCGCCGCTTGGTGAGGATGCGCGTCACCTGAGCGCCGACCAGACCGTTATAGGCATCGAGCAGCGTGTTGCCCGCGCCGAAGAGGTTGCTGATGGTGATGGAGGGCGTCGGCAGCGCGCCCTTGCTCAACTGCTCGAAGCCTTGGGCATCCATCGGCAACGGGAAGTATTGCTGTCCGCCCCAATAGATCGCCGTGTCGAAGTCGCTGGCGCTGGTGAAGTAGTGCGTCGGGCCGTTCATGAACGAGGTGTCGAGTTGGTAGAGCGTGACGAGGCCGGTGGTGACGAGTTGGCTGTCGCTCATGGCGCGTTGGTCGGCTGCGGGTTGAACGCCTGCACGAAGGTCGCCTGGAGGCTGCCCACGATGCCGCTCGCCAGCGCCTTGTCGGTGATAGTGGCCGACCAACTGTCGACGGTGACGAACACATCGGCGGCGCTGTCGGGCGGCCGCACATAAAAGCCGGCCGTCGCGTTGGCCTTGAGAAACGCATCGTAGGCTGTGAGCTCATCGAGCGAGGCGAACGGAAAGGTGAAAGCCCAGCTTGGGCGCGCCGGGTTGAGCCCGCGCGTCGAGCGGTGCACATAGCCGTCGCCGAGGTTGACGGTGTCGACGGCGAGCGCGGTGCTGCGCGCCGCGCCGGCCATCGGGCACCACGGCCAGAATGGTGTGTTCGCCATCGGAGCCTCACCCGCTCAAGCGTTGGTAGAGCGTGCCGCCCGGCCGCTTCTCGTTCTGGATCACGCCGACCACGGCTTGCTTGACGCGGCGGCCGAACTCGATGGCTTGGTTCGGGTCGCTGGTGCCCTGGCCGCCGCTCATGTCGATGTTGAGCGTGACGCCGCCGCTCGTCGCGGTGCTGCCGTTTGGCACGATGCGGCCGGCCGCCGCCGGCACGAATAGCTCGGGTCCTTGCTCGCCGACGATGTAGGGTTGACCAGCGCCGACCGGGCCGCCGCTGGCGCGCATGCCGGCGATGTTGCCGCCCGTGTTGGCGCTCAGCATGGCCGCCCAATCACTCGCTGATACCACGCCGGGCGACACGCCGCCCGCCGCCGCGCCGACCGCCATGCCGATGCCCTTCATGATCAGGCCGACCGTCTGGGCGGCCAATTCCTTCATGGCCATTTGCTCGATCATCTGGGCGAAGCTCAGCGCGATCTCGCCGAACGACTTGGAGGCTTGGCCGGACAGCGCCTTCATGCCCTCGATCATCGCATCGGACATCGAGTTGAACGTCGCCTCGCCCATCGCGAAAAGATCGTTGGCGCGCGCCTGGGCGTTGGCGGCGTGCTCGATGCCAGCGGCGAACGAGCCCATGTTGTCGTCGAAGCGCTTGGCTGTGAGCGCGGCCTGCTCCTGCTGCTCGTTGAGGTCCTTTTGTGCGCGCGCGGCGGCCTCGGTGCTGAGCCGCTGCGAGTTGATCTGCTCGGCCAAGTCCTTCGTGATCTTGGTCATGGCGATTTTGCCGTCGCCGTATTTTTTGTCGGTCTCGACGGCGGCGTTGTTGACTTCGAGCAGGTGCTGCGCCGCCTCGCGCTCGCGCTCGTAGCCCTCCACCGCCGCGTAAAGCTCCTGCTTCTGAATTTCTGTCACCTGCTGATGCTTGGCGATCTGCTTGGCGACGATGTCGTCGACCTGCTGCTGCACCGTGACTTGGCGCTTCAGGTCTTCGATGTTCTGACCTTGGCCGGTATTGATGGTGTCGTAGGCTGTCTTCGCCGCCTTCGTCAGGCCGTTGTAGCGGTCGATCTGCGCCTGGATAAAATCCTCGTCGGTCTTGCCGCCGCCGCCACCGCCCGCGCGGGCGGCCGCAGCCGGCGGATTGTCGGCAGCGGCAAGGCTGATCGGCACGCCGAGCGGGTTGCCGAAACCACGCGCGGTCTGCTGCTGGTTTTGCTGAAATTGGCGCGCCGCCTCGGCCGCCGTTATCGTGCCGCTGGTCCCATCGAACATGCCGAAGGCACCACCGGAGCCGGTGGGACCGCCGCCCGCCGGCCCGGTCTTATAGCCACGCGCGGCGGCTTCCGCCCGGCCCATCTTCTCTAGCTCGGCACCCGATACCGTGGCCTGCGCTGCCACTTTGGCGAGCCAACCCCACAGATCAATCGTCGCGTTGACGAGGAGCCGCATGCCCTCCGCCGTGGACTTTAGTTGGATCACGAGTCCGGTGGCGAGAACATCGACCACTTTATTGACTGACGGGACGAGCTTTTCGAGCCAGTCAAAAAGTGCGTTGGCCTCCTTGCTGGCCCAATCCATCACGCCGCCGCCGTCGCCGGGGCGCTGCGTCAGTTGCAAGTAAAGGTCGTGCAGGCGCTGGCCGAGCACGAAGCTCTTGTTGCTGAAGTCCTCGCTCGCGTCCTGGGCCTTTTGCACGCGCGCGAGATAGTCCTCGGTCCACTCGCGCCCCATCGTCTTGTAAAGCTCGGCGAGCTTCACGCTGTCGTCGGTGAGCCCCCGCACCGACCGCGAGGCCGCGTCGGTGCGCAAAGAATATGCCGCGAGCGCCTCGCCCGACTTCTGCATCTCGTTGTTGAATTGGATGACCTGTTGGATGGCCTCGCCAATCGCCAGCGCGCCGGCCACGCGCTTCGCCAGGGCGATGAAGCCCTCGACGCTTTTCCCGGCGTCAGCGATGCTCTTTGACCAGCTTTCGATGTCCTTCTGGCTCTTGGCCATGTTGGTCGAGAACTCGGCAAAGTCCGCGACGAATTTGACGAGGATGTCGCCGATGGCTGCCATGTCACTCTCCCCGCCATTGCGCGCGCAGCCGGTCGATCTCGGGCACGGGCTCTTCCGGCTCGGCGCGGTCGCGGATCACGAAGAAGTCGGAGGGCAACACGGGCGCGCTGTCAGGCGAGCGCATGATGTTCACCATCGTCGACAGCACCATGGCGTTGTGGATGTCGGCGAGCCGGTCGGGCAGCGGCCCGCTGACGGCGTCGAACCATTGCCAGTCGCGCAACTCACGCATCGACATGGTGGCTTCGATTTCAGCGACGGTCTTGTGAAGCGCCAACGCCAGCCGGTGCAGGAACACCCGCGCCGGCGTCAGGGGGAAGGGAGCGCGGCGGCTCCGGCGTCGTGCCCGTTGCCCGACACCAGCGGCGCATCGGGATCGGCATCCTGCAGACCGTTTGCATAGGCCGCCTTGGCGGCCAGTCGCTGCAGCACCAGCCAGTGACGCAAGGGCTGCGCGTAGATGTCATCGAGGCTGGCGAACACGAGCTCATTTGTGTCGGCCCATTGCATCGTTGCGACGAGCAGGGCGTAGCGCCCCGCGCGTGCTTCGCCGGCCGCGATAGTGTCGATCATCGGCTCGCCTTCGCGGATCGTCAGCGTGCGAAAGCTCACCGGCCGATTTTCCCAGACGTCGCGGGCGCTCATGCCGCGACCTGCTGATCAGTCTGCGGCCTGGGCGACACGCGCGCTTGCGTGCCTACCACCAGCGGCACGAAGTCCGGCGCAGGCGTCTTATAGAAATTCACGCGCCCATCGATCTGGCCGCCGACCGTGTTGGCCACCGCAACGTTGATGCCCAGCGTCACGTCGTAGGTGTTGACGATAGCCATGAAGGTGAGGCCGCAGCCGTCAGGAAGGCGCACGTCGAGCACGACATCCTCGCCCGACCGATAGGCATCGCGCGCGCGTTCGAGCGCGACGTCGGCGCAGTCATAGAAGCCGGCGGCCGTCCATGTGCCGATGGCGGGCAGGCCGGCCACGATACGATGGGCGACGTCGCACAGCGTGGTGACGTCGATGGTGGCACCGGCCGGCTGATTGGCGGCGAAGGTCGAGCGGCACAACTCGAGGAAGGTGGGGACTTCGACGGTGCCGATCTGGATGTCGTTGGCCTCGCGCGTGGTGTCGCTGTCTTCCAGCGTGAGCGCGCCTGCCGCCACGGCCGAGACTTTGAACGGCATCGCCTCGATGCTGTTCCAGCCGGTGCTACGCGGCACGATGATGTCACCGACCACCGGGCTCGCGCCGGCCGCGACCGTGATCACGCACGGCTTGGCCTTGGTGGCGCTCACGATGTCGATAGGCGCGGGAGCGGTGCCATCGTCGATCATGATGATGGTGCCTTGAGACGAGATGCGCATGACGGGTCCTCCTAGCGTTTAGGCATGGCGCTCACCGCCGCGTCGATGAGCTTGCTGATGGTTTCGCGGCAAGTGTTGATGGCGTCGGCGGCCTTGGAGTTGAACGTCGGCTCCAGCCAGGGCATCGGCTTGATGCCGCCGCGTGAAGGTGCTGCTTCCCAGAGCGCGCGAGCGCGGGCTGAGCGCGTGCCCGGCCGCAGGCTTTTCTTTGTCGCCTTGGGCGTGCGCACTGACTTGCGCGCGTGGGTGCCGCGTTCGAGGAACAGCCACCAATAGGCCGTCTGCCGGATGTCGACCTTTTTGCGCGTGCGCGACCGGCGCTTGCGCACCAGCGCCTTGAACGGCGTTTCAGCGCCGAAAATGTTTTGCGGATATTCGACGACGTAAGCCTTCAACTCGTTGGCCGTGGGCTCGTGCTGGACGGCGACCGATAGCCCTTCGCGGATCGCGCCCGTGATGCGCTTGAAGCCGGTGGTGTAGGTCGCCGCCCGCATCGGCTGAGCGATTGCCCAGGCGGCTTCGCGCAGCGCCTTGCCGGCCAACTCGCGGCGCAGATCGGTGTCGAGCTTTTTCATGTTGGCGAGGCATTCCCGCAGCCCCGCGACTTCGATGCCGGCCATGACCTATGGCCCCGGCAACGGCGGCGGCGGCGCGTCAGGGAAGCCCTGCCAGTCACCGTAGCCCGGCCCACTGGCGTCGCGCCGCGTCTGGAACGTGTAACGGGCGGTGAGCGAGACCTGCCACCACTCGCCCATCGACGCGGGGTCCATGTCGTGCGGGCCATCGACCTGCAGGATCAGCAGCCCGCCGTAGCGATAGCCGTGAAAGGCGGTGCGCACATAGTCGATGGCCTGATCGAGCGCCGCCGGCCCTTTGCCTGAGCGGGTGAACAGGCCGATCAGGAACGTGCCGGTCTCTTCGACCCACGGCTGACTGCCGAGCGTGACGTCGGTGCGCTGCTCGGGCTGCAGCACCACCGCCGCCCACGGATCGGGCGCGGCGTTGACGTCCATCGGGTTGTTGACGGCTTCGAGGTAGGTCGCCACCGCCGCCGGGATCGCCGCCTGCCAGCGCGCGAGGAAGACGTCGAGCGGCGTCACTGCGTGCCTCCGCGCAGCAGCAGTTTGAAAAACACCGGCGCGTCGTCGTTGGGCGAGCCGCGCCATTCCTCGACGGCATAGGACATCGTCGCGGTGCGCAGCCGGTCATAACGCGCCGGCACAGGGCGCGCCGGGAAGAGCGTGCGGAACTGCTTGGCGTCGATGACGGCGGCGTTGTCCTGCTGCATGGCGCTGGCGAACAGATCTTCAGAGCGAACGCCGCGAATGAACGCCATGAGCGGGGCTGACGCGCCGCTGCTCGGCGCGTAGGTGGCCGGCCGCGCAAACAGCGTGAAGGCGTAGCGCAGCGCAGGCGCGGTGGAGTCGACGAGGTTCATGGCACCACCACCGGGCGCGTGACCGGGATCAGCGGCGAGCCCATCTGCACGCGGGCATCGACGTAGCTGTCGAGCAGCGTGATCCACGGGCCGAGCAGCGGATCGCCGCCGCCGCGCGCGCGTGAGGCGGCCTCGACGAACGCGCCGCCGGTGTCGAGATCGACTTCGCCGACGTCGACCACGTTGATGCGCGAGATGGAGCCGCCGCCAAAGCCGCCGCCGGCCTGCTGCGCGAGGCGCGCCTGCCACAAGGGCGCGATGATGTTGAGCAGCGCCTCGTACAGGTCGCCGGGGATCGTGGCCCAACCTGCGGTGTAGGTGATGGCGATCTGGCAGCGGCGAAGCTCGAAGCTCACGTCGTGCGACCAGGGCACGCCGTCGAGGCCGAAGAGCTTGCCGCTGGCCGGCTCGAACATCACCTTGGTGGCATCACCCGAGACTCCGGCGCGTGTCAGCGCGTCGATGCTCACCACCGGGCAGTAGCGCAGGAAGGGCGAGCCGATGGCCCAATGATCGATGATCGGCGGCACGACGCGGTTGGAGTGCTCAGCGATCAGGCTCCAGTCGTCGATAAACTGAGCGGGCGGCACCGGCAGCGCCCGGCAGCAATACTTCTCGAAGCGCGCCCACACGTTGTCGATGCGCCGCTGTAGCCACGCGTCGTTCGTCGTGTCGCTGGCCGGGATGTTGAGATCGTCCTTGATCATGTCGAGCAGGCCGGGCGGCGCGTCAGCGGCGGCCACGGCTTGCCCTTCGGACACGACGAGGCGCGGCCCGTTTTCGTCGCTCATGGCGAGCCTCCCTTAGGCGGCTTTGGCTTTGATGTGCTTGGCGAGCGCTTCCTCGACGACGCTGAGCAGGCCCGGTCTGATCGAGCCCACGTCGCGCCCGTTCTCGGACAGCATGAGGCTCGCCTCGTCGAGCGCCCAGGTGAGCGTGCGCGCATACTTGCCGCCGACCTTCTCCCACACGCCCTCGGCCTCGGCGCTGGTCGGGTCGATGCCCATCGACATCTTCACCGCGGAGTGCTCGCCATAGCGAAAGACGCGGTCGCCTGGGAGGTAGTTGGTCTCGGCGTTCCAATAGCCGCGCACGATGGGCACGGCGATCTCGCGCTCGGTCTCGACCAGCCGGCCGTCGCTCAGCCGCGCCATGCAGACGAATTTGTGATCGTCGACCCAGCGCATGTCGAAGCCGGCGAGGCCGACGACCAGGGGAAGCCACGCGCCGTCGTCATCGCCGGGATGGCCATCGGTATCGCGGCGCGCATAGAAGATGCCGCCGTGAGCGCGCACCACCGAGCCCGCGCCGTGCTTGCCTTCGGTCCACACCGGCGGCGGCACGAAGGGCGGCAGCGGCTTGGCCGCAATGGCGCGCTCGATCAGGGCTTCGAGATCACTGCGCAGCCGGGCGAAGTGCTCAGCCATGACGTCGGCGACCAGGGCGTCGATCTCTTCGCGCTTCATGCGGCCCTCCTCAGGCGATGGCGCACCAGCGCGCGCAGCCGCGCCGGGTCGGGCGCGCTCTCGGTGGTCGCGGGTGATGGCGGCTGCTCAGGCGGCAGCGGCTCGGGCGCTGGGGTGTTGGGATCGGGATCGCCCTCGCCTGGGCCGGGGCCGACAGTCGATGCCGGGTCGGGCACCGCGTCGATGGGCACGTATTGCATCTGCACGCGCGGCACCTCGCCGCCGACCACAGGTTCGAGGCCCTCCTGGGCGCGCACCTCGTTGATCGATTGCCAGCCGGCATTGAGCGACTGCTGGTAAGCGGCAAAGCGGACATCGATCTCGGTGCGCAGCAGTTGCGTCAGGTCGAACTTGATTTCGTAGTCGATGGGGAACTGAAAGGCGCGCTCCAGCCGTTCCTCCAGCGCCTCGATGTGCCAAGCCAGGCAGCCGGTGAGATAGGCGCGCGCCAGTTGCTCGCTGTTGCGATAGGTGACTTTGGTGACATCGCCCAGCATGAACGTCGGCACGCGGAAGACGCGGGCGACGTCTTCGACGCTCCACCGGAGTTGCTCGATCAACTGCGCGTCCTGGGCGGTGATCGTAATCGGCTTCCAGTCGAGGCCGTTGGGCAGGATCGCGACCTTGCCGTATTCGCGGCCGCGATAGGCGATGTCCCATTCCTCCTTGGCCTTGCGCTTCTGCTCGTCGCCCAGGTTGATGGTCGACTGCAGCAGGCCCGAGGGCCGCGCCGAGTTGGCGAAGAACTGCTGGCTGTCCTGCAGGATTTTGATGCCGACCGCGCTCGACGCGGCGGCGGCGAAGATCGGTGTGACGCCGATCAGCGGGAAGCCCGGCAGCAGCGGCAGGCGGTGATGGATCATGTCGCGCTCAGGCACGATGGTGTTGGGCCTGATGCCGGCGAGGAAGTCTTCGCCGCACTCGTAAAACACCGTGCCATCGGTGGCGATCAGCGGCTTCACTCGGTAGGGGTTGAGCACATGAAGCTCGACGGTCTCGCCGCGCCCGTTGCGCTTGCCGGCGTAGCAGTAGGTGTTGCCCTGCAGGAGATAGGACTGCACGAACGCGTAGAGCAGGTCGGCGTGCGTCTGAAACTGGTTGGGCTCGCGGAACAGCGCGGCATAGTAGTCGCCGCGCTGGAGCGTGCGCGCGCCGGTCTTCTGGTCGACCTTGTAAATTTGGATCGGCAGCTTGGAGACGTCGCTCGCGATGGTGTTCACGCAGGCATAGACCGCGCTGAAGGCCACCAACTCGAGATGCTGGTGCATGTGGTTGCGGTTCATCTGCCACGAGCCGGGCGGCCCGCGATCACCGTTGCCCCACCACTGCCCGCCGCCCGACGATGGCCACAGCCAATTGCCGACTGACTTCTGGAAGGCGGCCGGGAACATGCGCGCGGCGACGCGGGCGAGCAGGGCAGGCGCGGGCATGATCAGGCCGCCTGCTGCGCGCGCGGGCGCACGAAGTTGATGGCGATCAACTCCGCTGCCTCGGCGGCGCTCATCCTGAGCACGGTGCCGACCGGCCGATATTCGCCGTCCCACCGCATCTTCGAGACGAGCACGACCTCGACCGAGTCGTCGGCTGGCGCGGACTTCGCCTTGCGCTTGTCCATCAGAACCTCCGTCGAAAAAAATGCGCGCCCGCCGGTGGATGTCAGCGGGCGCGCTCAGTGTTCGTCGTCCCCTGGGCGCTGGGCTGGAATGAGGGACGACGCCCTCGTTACGGGGCCGGGAAGCCGGTAATCTCGACGATCCCCTGAGCGCGGCGCATCAACCAGTAGATGAAGCGCTCGGCCTTGATGCCCAGCAGGTTCTGCTGCCAGAACGAGACCAGCGGCGTCGCTGGCGTGGCCGGCGCGCTGTCCATCTGCACCGACGCCTCCTGCGAGGTATCGATCAGCACTTCGCCGTCGTCAGCCACCATGAGCTCGCTCTGTTCGAGCAAGTCGATGGTTTGCGGCGGCACGTTGCCCGAGACGAGCACCGGGATGCCCATCAGGTTGCGGGTGAAGCCTTGCACCACGGCTTGCGTCGAGCCACCGCCCGGTTGGATGCCGCCCGTCGAGCCCATGCCCATGCCAGGGAAGGCGAAGACGTCCTGCGCCGTCCGCAAGGTCGCGAGGAACATCGCCGCCGCCGGGTTCATGAGCCACACCGGGTTCGTCAGGTTGATGTTGGCGGTGCTCATGTAGAGCATCGCCGTAGCAAGGTCTGTCGTCACAGCCGCCACCGTCGAGCCGGTCGATGGCACCTTGTGCGCGGCGTTGGTGATCGACGCCGGCCGCACGCCGGCAATCGCCGTCACGGTATCGAGCAGCAACTGCTGATCGATGAATTGCGCGATGGCCGCGAGCAGGTCGTCGCGCACCAGCATCTCGGCGGAGGGCGTCGAGAAGCGTGCCAACTCCTGGGTGATGACGACGATCACCGCCATCTTCGCCCACGGGATCGTCACCATATCGAACGCGTTGCTGCTCACCGGCTTGGACGCGCCTTCGCCCACCCAATTCGCGGTCGCGCCCGCCGTCTGGCGCGGGATTTTGATGTTGAACGGCACCGAGCGGTAGCCGCTCAACTGCCCGAAGACCGTAAACGGGCGCAGCAGGGCGATGAATTCCGACGCCATGATCTGGTAGTTGACCAGCGGCGCGGCCCAGATCGGATCGGTGGTAGTGCCGGCCGCCACGGCCGCGCGCTGCAGCCAAGCCCCCGGATCGTTCGTGTTGCCGATGGCGACGGCGTGGCGAAGCACGTTCGTCACCTCGGGCGTCTCATGCTCCCACCGCTTGGCGATCTCGGCCGCCTGCATGAGGTTGCCCTTGGACAGCGCCAGCGCGCCGACAAAGCGGGTGAACGCTTGGCCAGGGAACGGCTTAAAGGCGCGCTCGGGCTGCGGGTTGGGATTGAGCGGCGACGGCGCAGGCCGCGCGGTCTTGGCGATCATGGCCTCGGCGTCTTCGAGGCGCTTCATCTGCGCGTCGATGTCGTCGACCTCGGCCTTGTCCTTGTCGAACGCCTTTTGCTCGTCCTCGGTGAACAGCCGGTTCTCACCGGCCGCCAACTCCGACAACGCAGTCATGGCGTCGAGGTGCTTGTTCCTCTTCGCCTGCAGGCTGTCGATCTGTTTCCTAAGCGACATGGTTTCCTCCATGACGGCGCGGCCGCAGCCGCGCGATGGCGAGTTGATTGCGCCGGTGCTGAGCGGCGACGCGGGAAACTTCCCTCTCGTCGAAGATCAGCAGTCGGCGTTGCGTCGCTTCGCTGAGGTGAAGCGAGCGAGCGAGGGCGAGGGCCTGCGGGTTGGCAGGCACCGGCACCACGCTCAATTCGAGAAGCTCTTGCCCGACGAATTCGTAGCCGGTCGGCCACTTCTCATGGTCGGGATCGTCAGGTGCCCAGATCATGTTGGGCTTGGCGGTCGGCAGGAAGCCCACCGACACCGCGCTCAGGAAGCCGCCCTTCAGCGCGCTATAGACGTCGTCGGCGTCGGCGCTCTCGCCCTCAGGCCGGAACTTCACGCCGGCAATCAGGCGCGAGCCCTCGATGCGGATGTCGGGCACCTTGCCTATCGGCACCGCGCTGGCGTCGTGGCCGTACAACAGCACCGGGTTGTTTCTGAAGTGCGAGAGGTCCCAGCCGCTCGCGCGGATGATGTCACCGTAACGGTCGACGCTCTCATCGCTGGCGACGAACGTCATCGTGCGGTCGCTGTTGTCGCCGACCGTGGCGGCCAGCGAGCCGTCGCGCGTGCGGCGCTCGCCGACCTTGGGGGCTTCGCGCTGCTGCGTCATGGCCTCTTCTCCCTCCGAGCCACCGTGTTGGCGGCGGGCTTGCTGCTCTTGACGGCGGCCGACACGACTTTGCCGGGCCGCTTGTGGATGCTGTTCGCGGGCATGTTCGAGGCGAGGCCCAGCCCCGCGCGCGGGCGGCTGCGGCCGGTCTTGGTCGGCATGGACTGCTCCTCAGATGATGAAGATCGACTGGTCGCCGCCCTGGAGCGACGCGCTGTAGCGGCCGATGGCCATGATCAGCGCGCACATGCCGTCGATGCGGCCGATGCTGTGCTGCTTGTGCGGCATCTCGTTCAGGTTTTTGTCGGTCTGCACTTTCAGGTTCGACGCCATCACCGTCAGCACCGGGTTGTTGCCGTGATCGAGCCGGTGGCCGGCGACGAGTGCCCGCATCTCCTTGGTCGGCGCGGTGTAGGAGCGCAGGCCCTGGATGAATTCGACCATGTTCACGCCCTCGGACATGAGCTCACCCGATAGCTGGGTCGCGTTCCATGGATCGAAGGCGATGTCCTGCAGATCGAAGCGCTTTGTATCGGCCAGCACAGCCGCCTTGATCTCGGCGTGATCGATGACATTCCCCGGCGTCACCTCGATCCATCCCTCATCGACCCACCGCCGATACGGCATGCGGTCACGATCAGCGCGCTCCTCCAGCGTGTCGGCCGGCATCCAGAAGCGCGAGGCGATGCGCATGCGCCCGTCAGCGTCAGGCTCGAACAGTTTTACAAAGGCGGTGATGTCGATCTTCGATGACAAGTCGAGGCCGCCCCAGCAGCGCGCGCGTTCGAGCTTGTCCGGGTCGAAGCGGCCCCGGCTGTTCTTCGCCCAGGTCGCCATGTCGATGGCGGCCTCGGCCGAGGCGGTGCGCACGTTCAAGCGCAGCCGCTTGAAGGCGCTGAGCGCGCCCGGTGACTTGCCGGCCTTGCGCGCTTGGCGCTGCAAGTCGTCGAGCTTGACGCTGATCCCCAGGTTAGGATTTGCCTTCGCCCAGGCGACCGGGCTGTCCCATTTGTCGCCCTTGTCGATGGTCGCAATGAAGGCGAACACGTCGTCGTCTTCGAGCACGCCCTCCAGCACCTTGGTCGCGTAGTCGTTCTCCGATGCGTAGACGCTCTCGGGACTGTCATCGCCGGCCGTCGTAATGATCCAGAGCAGCGGCTGGCGGCGCGAGCCGAGCGCGGTGTCCATGACGTCGAGCAGCGCGCGGGTCTTGTGACGGTGAAGCTCGTCGACCAGCACGCCGTGCGGGTTGAGGCCGTCGAGCGTGCGGTCGTCGGATGACAGCGGCTCGAACTTCGAGTTGGTGGCGTCGACCGACAGGTTGAGTTTGAAGCGGCTGACGATGCGCAGCAGGTCTGGCGACGTCGTCACCATGCGCTTTGCTTCGTCGAAGATGATGCGCGCCTGATCGCGCTTCGTGGCGGCGGCGTAGATTTCCGCGCCGGCCTCGCCGTCGCACGTCAGCAAGTCCAGGCCGACGCCGGCCAGCAGAGTGCTCTTGCCGTTTTTGCGCGGTAGCTCTTGGTAGACGTAGCGAAAGCGGCGCGTGCCATCGCGTCGCTTCCAGCCGAACACCGAGCCGATCACGAACCGTTGCCAGCCGCTCAGCGTGACCGGCTTGCGCGCCCACTCGCCCTTCGAGTGACGGAGGAAGCGCGCGTAAAAGTTGATGCGGTGCTGAGCGACGTCGGCGCGCCACACCAGCCCGCGCTTCGGCCCGCTCTTCAGGTCGCGGAGGTGACGCTTGCACGCCAGGATGACGAGCCGGCAGGCGACGATTTCCTTCGCCACAACAGCGCGCGCGTAGGCCGTCGCCTCATCAAGAGCATCGGCCGGTGAGCCTGAGCCCGGCCCGCTAGAAGCGGCCCGTTTGGGCCGTTTTTTTGCAGCCATGCTCGACGTCCCTCAATCAAAGCAATGGCAGAACAGCCACAGCGCTCGGCTTTCCGGGCCTCAGGAGCGAATTTGTGAGCGAGGCATTCGCCTCACCGGGGAGCCCCGTGGGGCCGCCGGTCATCGCTACCCAGGAGACGATCATGGCTACCATCACCAACACCGCGCCGGTCACTGACAAGCCTGCCAAGGCGAAGAAGATCACCAAGGGCAAGCGCGCCGCGAAGAAGCCCACCAAGGGCAAGCGCGCCAAGGCGAAGGTGGCGAAGCCCGCTCAGCGTGCCGACTCGAAGCAGGCTCGCTTCATCGCCGCGATGCGCACCGCCAAGGGCATGAGCATCACCGAGGCCGCCAAGGAGTTTGGCTGGCAGCAGCACACGGTGCGCGGCGCGATTGCCGGCGCGATCAAGAAGCGGCTCGGGCTGAAGGTGACTGCCGAGCAGGATGAGAAGCGCGGCACGGTCTACCGCATCGCCAAGTAGCGCAGCCCGCGCTCACCGACGGCCCGCCTGGGAAACCAGCGCGGGCCTGAGGCGGTGCGGGGATCAGCCCGTAACTAGGAGACGATCATGGAAATCAAATTCAACACCGGCCGCTCGTACACTGCCGAGGGCCAAGTCATTCGCGCCAAGGTCTGCGCTGACGGCTCGATCATTTTCGCTGACGACTCACGCGGCGTCGACGGTCGCATCGCGGCCCCGGCGTTCCCGCTCACCAGTGAGGGCGCGCTGCGCGACTTCATCATGCAAGCCTATGACCGGAACCAGACGACGCGCGATCACGAGACCTGGGAGTACCTCATGCGCCCGCGTCAGCCCGACGCCCTCAACCAGGGCGGCGCAACGCCGGGCGCGTCAGCGGTCCTGCTCGACGATCAGGATGCCGATTGCGTCGAGGCCTTCGAGCGTAGCGGGCCGCGCTCACGTCATGAGGAGGAGGCCGCCGCCGACGCCTGGGACGAGATGATCGCTACCATCGCGGTCGTCGCCTTCATGCAGGCCCTTTGGGAAGACGCCAACGGTCGCCGCCGCGATGAGGAGGGCAAGCGCTCCCGCACGCGGCGCGGCTACGCGCGGCTGCTCAGCACGGTCGACGGCTTCGGCGGCCCGATGTCGGATCGCTACCGCGCCCAGGTGCTGCGTCACTACTACGAGACCGAGACCTGCCCGGTGAGGTGACGCGCGCTCAGGCCGGCCAGCCCCGCTCGGTGAAAGCCGACGCGGGGCTGCTCCCGTGCCGGGGCTCAATCCCGAGACCCCTACTTGGAGACGATCATGGCTGTTGTTCTTTTTCTCGTAGCGCTTCCGCTCTACCTCCTGCCGGCAATCATTGCCGGCGCTCGTAACAAGACGAGCGGCACCGCTGGCGTGGTGCTGCTCAACATCTTCTTTGGCTGGACGCTGATCGGCTGGCTTGCCGCGTTCATCTGGGCCTGCACCGGCCGGACGGTCGCTGACGACCAGCGCGACGAGCGCCGCCACCAGGAGACGCTGAAGGCTCTCCAGCGCTGAGCCGCCCTCGACGACCTGATACCTGAAGCCCCGGCCTCACCGCCGGGGCTTTTCCGTTGCGCTCAGCAGCAGCGCGGCCACCAGCATCACCGCCCCGTCAAGCGTCATCGAGCTTGTCGGGCTTCTCGCTCAAGTATTGCGCCAACGGCGTGCCGGCGATCTGGCCAGCGCGCCCGGAAGGCGCGGCCTCACCGCGCCCGATGCTGGCGCGCGACGCCGGGCTGAAGCCCATCTCGGCACCGGCTCGCATCATGATCAGCGCTTGCCTGTTCACAATCGGCAAAAACGGGTTTTGGATCGCGTTGCCTTCCTTCGTCTTCACGACCTGCCCGAGCTTGCGCACCTCCTGGGTAGCGCGCGCGTGCTCGACGCTGGCCACCGTCCAGACGACCAGCACCTCGCGGTCGGTGGCGGTGAGCAAGCCGGGCGAGGCGTTCTCGATGGCATAGTGCCACTGCGCGCGCTGCTCAGCGTCGAACCAGTCAGGCGGTGCCCACAGGATGCCGACGCCCTCAGGCTCATCGACCGGCGGCGGCAGCTTTGACGGGTTGCCGTGCAGCAGCATGAGGTGAGTGGGCTTCGCCTTCGGCCCTCGCTGTCCCATCATCGTCTCCTACTCGCTCAGCGCGCACGTCGACGAACGAGCGCCCGTCGCCTTCGAGCACCGCGCTCTCGCCGCTGAAGTCCTGCCAGCGCATCACCGCGACGTCGACGTAGATCGGGTTGAGCTCAATCGCGAGCGCGGTGCGGCCACTGGTTTCCGCCGCGATGATCGTCGTGCCTGAGCCACAGAACGGCTCGTAGACCGTCTCGCCGGCCCGGCTGTTGTTCATGATCGGCCGCAGCATCGCCTCGACCGGCTTTTGCGTGCTGTGGTTGGTGCGCCCGTCATCGACGTCGCCCTGCGTGCGGTGAACGTTGGGGAACGACCACAGCGTCGATTGCTTGCGGTCGCCCGCCCAATGGCCGGTCGCGCCCTCACGCACGGCATACCAGCAGGGCTCATGTTGCCAGTGATAGTGGCCGCGCCCGATCACCAGCGAGCCCTTCGCCCAGATGATCTGCGAGCGCACGTTAAATTTTGCGCCCTCAAGTGAGCGCTCGACCGCTGAGGAGTGAAGCCCGCCGTGCCAGACGTAGGCGACGTCGCCGGGGAACAGCGCCCAGGCTTCCGACCAGTCGGCGCGGTGATCGTTTTCGACGACGCCCTCGGCTCGAACCTGATGTGGCTTGTTCACGCCGGCCCTGAGCCGCCACTCGGGATCGTAGTCGACGCCATAGGGCGGGTCCGTGACCATGATCAGCGGCTTCGCTGCGCCGGCCAGGGCGCGCTCGACATTGTGCGCGATGGTACAATCGCCGCAGACCAGGCGATGGGCACCGAGCAGCCAGACATCGCCGAGGCGCGATGTCGCAATTTCCGGCGGCGCTGGAGAGGCGTCGGGATCTGTGAGCCCGGCCTTGATCGCCTGCCGAGCGAACAACTCCTTGATCTCACCGTCGAGGAAACCCGTCAGACCCAGGTCGAACCCGGCCTCCTTCAGATCGCCTAACTCGAGTGTCAGCAGCGCAGCGTCCCATCCCGCGTTCAACGTGAGCTTGTTGTCGGCGATGACGTAGGCGCGCTTCTGATTTTCGGTCCAGCCGCGCGCCACCATCACCGGGATCGTCGTGAGCCCGAGCCGCTGCGCCGCCAGCACGCGCCCATGACCGGCGATGATCTCGTCACGCTCATCGACCAGCACCGGCATGGTCCAGCCCCACTGCCGGATCGAGGCGGCGATCTGAGCGACCTGCTCCTCCGAGTGCGTGCGGGCATTGCGCGCGTAGGGGATGAGCCCGGCGACCGGCCGGCGTTCGACTTTGTCAGCCGGCCAGCCCTGAGCTTCAGGCCCTGAGGCCGCCGCCTGGGCCGGTTTCTTGGCCGTGTGGGGGCCTCGGCGCGCCGGCTGGGGCATGAGGGCCTCCTTGGGGCAAAATCGGCCCCCTGATCAAAATTCCCGGCCGCATTTCTCGGCCGCGCCACGGGGTT